GTCACCTCGACCACAAATTTCACTCCAGGAATCAGTACTCCAATGACAGGTGACACAACCACCTCAGGAGAGTACACGACCTCTGAGGGTGACCTGGAATTACGGGCAGATCTAACTTTGGGAGGAGCATATTTCATCCCAGTCCCTGTACAAATGAACATCCCTGCAGGAGGCGTTTACAGTCTATTTAATGTATCTGCAGCATCAGGAAGTTTCAGCCACAAAGGATTCCGGATTGCAGACAGTACCCACAATGATGCTGACTATAATGCATTGTATGTGATGAGTGACACAACCCTGATCGTAGACAGTAAAATAGATGACACATCATGGGCAGGTTTCACTGCAGAAAGTGCATCGATCTCAACCTCCTCATTGACAAACGGATGGGGTCGTGATCAGTCTGACGCATCGATTCTGCACAACTGTGGAAGGTGGCATTTTAATACGTATGGTGAGGACCTGCTCGGATGTTTTGAGCAGGACGGACGGTTGATTTACTGGGATGCATCAGAAGCAGCGTATCCTCTGAATGGTGCACTGGTTTCCAATGCACCAACCGGAAACAAAGGTGTGTTATCAACCCAGGAGAGGATGGTGATGCTTTATGGTGCGGGAGGAAACACTAGGAAGATCCAGTGGAGTGACCAGGAGGATTATTCCACCTGGGCAGTAAGTGCAACCGGAGAGGCAGGGTCCTTTGAACTTCAGACCACAGGAGACCTCCAGGTTGCCTTGAAGGTCCGTGATTCCATCATTGCAATAACCGATGAGGATGCACATGAAATAACGTACGTAGGGCAGCCTTTCATTTATGGCAGACGGAGACTTTCCGACACGGCAGGGATCGTCGGCCCAGGTGCAGTGGCAGTGATCGAGTTTGCAGCGTATTGGATGGGTCCAGGAGGATTCTTCAAATACGACGGAGGATATTGTGACCCAATCCCATGTGATGTTTTGGACTATGTGTTCACCGACATCTCCACCAGGATTGACCGGACAAAATTCAGTCAGGTTGCAGCAGGAGAGAACCGGAAATACGGTGAGGTCTGGTGGTTTTATGCAACCGAGGCAGGAGACGGAGAGAATGACAAATATATAGCATATAATTATACACAAAAATGGTGGACGGTTGGGACACTTTCCAGACTGTCCTGGGATGAAAACAACCCTTGGGGGTCTCCCTTTGCAGCCGGATCGGATTACAAGCTTTATCGGATGGAACAGCAAAGGACATCGGATGCAGACCGTCTGAGTGGAGTGACCGACCCTGGTAGTGATTATGGAACCAACACCAGGACCATGGCCTTTGGAGGTGCATCCTCATCAGACACGATGGTCACATATGCCGAGACCGGAGACATCCGGGTTGCAGATGGTTCAAAAAGAATTCATGCCCAACAGGTCATCACAGACTCGGAGACAGGAGACACGGAAGGATTTCAAATGAGATTTTATTCCTCCGAGACTCCTGATTCTACAGAAACAAACCAGGGGTCGGTTGCACTCACAAGCACCGGATACTCGGATGTCCGGTTCTCCGGAAGATACATCAGGTACCGTGTCGAGGCACCCTGGGATCAGGACTTCAGAGTTGGTGAGATGATGCTTAAAGCACAGACCGGAGGAGACCGATGAGACAACTACCCGTCCCTCCTGATGAGTATGACAAGGAAGCGACCGGAAGAATTCAGGAAATCCTTTACAACACCATCCAGGACGACCTGATGCAGAAACGGCAGGATATCGATGTAGATGGAAAAGCAGCAGCAGATTCAACAAGGGCCATGTTTCTCGGGAGGGTCTTGATGATGAGTCCCAATGGCACCAAATACCAGCTGCTGGTCGATAACTCCGGCAACCTATCAACGACGAGTACCGTATGAACAATTTCCTTTCAGGACCAATGGCCCAATACCTCCGGGATCAGGGACGTTTTGGTGATACAGAACTGGCACATGTCAACCCGGAGGAGGCTGCACTTCTGAGATCCCGTGGAGGATCTGGAACCATCAATCCGAGCACCGGTCTGAGGGAGTTCAGTGATGATGATGATGATGATGATGGTAATTGGTTAAGTGATACGTGGGATGCCGTTACGGATTGGACAAGCAACACCTTTGGAGACGGCACCCCAGAGGGTGTTTCTACTGGCTCTTCAAGCTATGACGAGAATAAGGCTAGAGACGTGTTTAATCAGGTCTCCCAAGCACAACAAAATGGGATCACCTATGACCCAGCGACCGGAAGGGCAACAATTGGTGATCAGGAAGTAAATTATGACCCTGTCACACAAACCATCACAACAAACGAGGGGGTGACCATCCCTGCAAGTCAGGCATCCAGTGCACTTGCATCATCAGGAGGATCAGGGTCAGGAGGTTCTCCACCTCCTGGAGGTTGGAATCCTAAATCTGCTAACGGAGACCCCGACTACACCACCAGTGAGGGGTTTAAATCCCTACTTTTTGACCTTTTTAAATCTGGGGTCCTAGACAAACCTTATGAGTCCTATGGAGGAAACCGGTTTGCAGGATTCAATACCGACCAGACTCAGGCATTCACAGACACCAGGGCATTTTCAAACTCCAGCAATAAGGCAATCAATGATGCAATTACTGCTGCATCAGGAGAGACCGGATATTCCTCAGGCTATAACCCTGGAGTACTGACCTCAGGCTACATCCCTGGAGTCTCAACATCAGGATACAATCCAAATGCCTACCGTTCACAGTATGATCCTGATGCCTACAGTTCTGCATTCACGGCACGGGATTACACCTCAGGATATGACCCCTCTGCCTACAACGTAGGATACAGGACTGCAGGAAAAGACTCTGATGCATGGCAGAAGGAGGTTGATTCACGGATGAACCCGTTCACCTCCAATGTCATCAACCGACTGCAGGGTGATATGGATCGGTCCCGACTCCAGGCATTGGGTAAGACAAAAGATCAGGCACGTTCCGCACGGGCCTTTGGAGGATCCAGGCAGGGTGTTGTGGAGGCATTGACCTCAGGAGAATATGCAGATGCATTCTCCAGAACCGCAGGAGGACTCCGTCAGGATCAGTACAACCGTGCGATGGCAGGAGCCGATGCAGACCGTCTGGCAGCAGAGAAGTTTGCCCAGTCAGGTTATGGGATGAACCAACAAGCACAGCAGGCAGCCGAGCAATTCAAACAAGGGGCATTTGGACTGACAACCCAGGAAAGATCCCTGGCAGAGCAATACCGTCGTGCAGGATACGACTCAACTCAGGCTGCGATGAAGGCAAAAGAGGACCTCCGACGGATGGGATACGACTCGACTCAGGCAGCAATGAAGGCCAAGGAACAACTCCGTCAAGGTGCCTTTGGGCAGACAGAACAGGCTAAGCAGACTAAGGAGGAGTTCCTCCAGTCTGCATGGGCACAGACCGAGGCTGCCAAACAGGCACGAGAAAAATTCCGACAAGGTGCATCTGGAATCCGATCTGGTGCAGGACGGGACCTCCTCACTGCAGGACAGGCTGATGATGCAGCAACGGCAGCACGGATCAATGCACTTTACGGAATCGGTGCCCGGGGGCAAGCACTCGACCAGGCCAATAAGGATTTTCAGTATCAGCAGTTTCTTGAAGAAAGAGATTACGACAAGATGAACATCCTGGCAGGAGGAGGACTGTTGGGATCTGCACCAGGTGATCCTGAAAAACAGACGTATTTCACACGGGAGGGGGGGATCCTTAATGATTTTATGAAATCAATTATAGGTGACCAAAAAGTCATCAACTTCTGAGGACAACGATATGAATCCGCAAGCAGCAAGAATGATGCAGAACCGGGGGGAAGGTCTTGCATCGATCAACTCCCAGGAGGCAGGGTTGTTATCTGCACTTGGAGGAGCAGGTGAACCTCTCCCAGGTACCCAGGGGATGGGTCCTGATGGAGGTCCGATCCGTTCCTATGATTATGGTGCAAGTTGGTGGGGTCCAATTTTATTGCAATCCTTCATGAACAAGGCAACCTCTGGCCCCCAAAGAGCACCCAAGAAACCAGTCAGTCAAGGGAGTCCCGGAGCAGCAAACCAGTACATGCCCAAGATCCCGATGGCAACGTACAGACCTGACATGGATCCACTGATCGTAGACATGATGATGAATAATGCCCCTCCACGGGGTTTGCTTTACTGAGGAACTAAAAATGCCAGTAGTGAAGGATGTGTATACAGGAAAAGAATTTGACTTGGGGTATGCAGGTCCAAATTACAGAAATTTATTTCAACCTGGTCCTTTTGATTTCCTCAATGCACAACTTCCGGAGGATATTCTTGGAGATCCAAAATATAAAGCAAAACCGTT